TCAGGGAATTGACTTTGTGGGTTACCGCATCTGGCCGACTCACAGACGGGTGCGCCGGCGGACGGTTAAAAAGATCAAGCAACGGTTGCGACAGATGGCGACGGAGTATGCTGCCGGTTTACTGTCGCTGGAAGAAATAAACGCCGTAATCCAGTCCTATATTGGCCACTTGAGCCATGCCGATACGTACAGGCTGAGGCAGAAGTTGTTTGACGAATTCGTCTTACGTCGAGGCTCTAGCGAGGAAAGTTTTGATATTGATTTGCTGTTACCTTAGGAAATGTCCCGGCTATCATGGCTTCAAAAGGTAACGCATTGATAGTACAGTGGAAATAGAAACCAGTAGTTGTTGGGAGGGGGTAAATTTGAGAGTTATCTCTTCGCTTTTAAGGGCTGGAGGTGGTAATTATGCCGAGTACTGAGTTTGCTCAATATGGCTTGGGAACGCTCGCGGTAGCAGGCATTATCTACATAGGGATCCAGGTTATTACCTCGGCATTCAAGCAGCGAGCAAACAGCGAGTTGTCAGAAGTGGTTCAAAACAACACCAAGGCCTTGGAGCAAGTCGCGATAGCTATCCAAAACGTGCAAATTAACATGGCCCGACAGGATGCCAAGCTTGACGAGCTTCTTGAACGGGCCAGGCGGTGATATACAATGAAGGACTTTTTTAGCCGACCTAATGAATTTTCTTTTAAGGACCTATTGGCCGCAGGCTTCTGTGGGATATTTCTCTACTTCGGCTGGCAGGCATTATCTAGCGAGCAGGCCCTGGCGGTGGTGCAGGCATTTGTCCCGCTTATTGGCGTCATACTAGGCGGGTACTTTGTGCAGGAGAGTGCTACTATCTGGTTTAATCGAAGCCAAGGTATGGCACAGCCACAAACGTACTCCTCGAACTACAACTATTACCCTGAGCCGCCTACTCCCTATCCCTATCCCGAACAACCAGCTACTTCAGAAGTTGCCCCCGAGCCATTGGCGCCGGAGGGCTCCCCCGAAAAGCTAAGTATTTAGGAGGTGCGCATACATCATGAAAATCGTCATCGATCCTGGCCACGGCGGCCGGGATCCGGGCGCCGTGGGTCCCACCGGTCTCAAGGAGAAGGACATTGCCTTACAGGTGAGCCTGACCGTGGCCCAGCTCCTCAGGCGGGCCGACATGGAAGTAAAGCTAACTCGGGAAAGTGATGCTGCTGTTGAGCTAGCCGCTCGCTGTCAGGTAGCCAATGCCTGGAAGGCTGATTATTTCCTGTCGGTACACTGTAATGCGTCTGTTTTTCAAGCCGCCCATGGCACTGAGACATACTGTTACAAGGTTGGCGGCCGGGGAGAGGTTCTGGCCAAGGCTGTGCAAACTGAACTAGCAACCCTCGGCAGAGCTAACCGTGGGGTAAAAACGGCCAATTTCTATGTGCTCCGCAAGACCTCTATGCCTGCAGTTCTTACCGAACTGGCTTTCATCTCCAACCGAGAGGAAGAGCATCTGCTGGCTGATCCTGCCTTTCAGCAGCGGTGCGCTTTGGCCATTGCCGTCGGCATAGGCAAGACTGTCGGAGTACCCATTGCCACCCAGCCCTCTGCCCAACCCGCCCCCTCTCCGGGCCCGGCTGTCGCCACCGGCCCCAGCGCTGTGATCTACCGGGTTCAGGTGGGGTCCTTTGCACAGCGTGAAAACGCAGAACGACTGGCGGCGGAATTGCGGGAGAAAGGTTATAGCACATATATTGTGACCGAAAGGAGAGATGGATAATGGAAGATCTGGTGTTGCGGGTAGCTTATGATGTTTTGGCTATCTTGATCACGACGGCCGTGGCCTTGTTGGTGGGTTGGCTCCAGAAGAAACTTGGTGTCGAGGGTATGCGGCGGGCTCAGGAAGAGTTATCGACAAAGCAAGAACTGGCACTTCTGGCAGTCAAGGCGGTTGAACAGCTTTGGAACGGAGTGCTACACGGCAAGGAGAAGGTTCAGAAAGCTGCTGAGATCATATCCGAGCAGGCCGGCAAAATCGGACTGGCCATCCCCCCTGAAGAAATACGTACACTGATCGAATGGGCGGTCAGGACCATGAAAGATGAATTCGGTGAAGAGTGGGCTCGGACCACCGCTCCAGAAAGCCCTGAGAGCGGCGAAAACGGGCAGGGTAATGGTTCTATACCTTCCAGCCCCGTGACTATGCTTGTACGATAAAAAACAGGGCAATCCGGCTAGACGACGGGGCGCCGTAGCTTAAATGGTAGAGCATTCGGTTTGTATCTGGCGGGCTACAGATTCGAGACCCGCTGGCGGCTCCATATATCCGTTTTGGGGAGGGATGGGCATGGTGGAGATAGCGGGTATCTGGCATGTCTATGATTTCACCCCCGAAGAATTAGAGTTTATATGGCACGCTTTGCGGCATTACCGTCTTTGGGCGGCTATCGGGGGAGAGAACGAGAAGCTTTCTCGAAAAATCGAAGAAGCTATCGAGGTTTATCTTAGAGATTGATCGGCACCGTATCTCCAATCGAATGAGGCGGTAGAATGGCCAACAGGCCCAGGATAGTCTTTATATCCCATCCTTACAGAAACGATCCGCTAGGCAACATGAAACGAATTACAGAAATATGCCGTAGTATCATTGAGCCTGACGTGATCCCCCTTTCGCCGCTTCATGCTCTTTCTTTCTTAAAAGAGACGGAAAGAACCCGCATTATGGAATATTGTTTTTGGCTCATTTCCTTGAGTGACGAAGTGTGGGTATGCGGCGACTGGCGCAAGAGCGAAGGCTGTTGTCAAGAAGTGGAATGGGCACGGCAGCTTAGCAAATTAGTTATATTTCGAGAGTGACACTGCAGCTATCCGGAAATTCCGGGATACTGAGCAATCGCTAGTAAGTGGTTTTGCCCTCGGGTCTCCCGGGGGTTTTTATTGCCTCGGTCGTGCAGGATTTTGCCTCCTTTGCGTGGAATATACTGGCAGGTGATGCGCATGGGTGTAAAAAATCGCCTTAAGCAAATCCGGCACGAGCTGATGATTGATAGTCAGACAGAAATGGCCCGGTTTCTGAAATTACAACAGCAACAGTATAATCGGTACGAGCGACAACAAATTCAGCCCACCTTAGAGACTGCTCTGCGAATGGCACGGGTATTAAAAAGACCTGTAGAGGAAATTTTCCATATCGATGAAGATACTCCGGAGGAATAACCTGCCGGGGTTTTATTTTGCCCATCCAACAACTGCCATGCCCATATTTACGCATGGACAAGCAAGTTTCCAACAAAACCGCATAACCATTAGTATAAAGAAAACGCTAAATAAATCTTTATACCGGAGGTGGTCTTTATGCAGTTTGTAGGGATCGACGTGGGCCGAGATCGGGTCAAGGCTGTTACTGCCGGCCGGGCTATGTCTTTCAAGAGCAAAGTTGGCGAATGGCGGGAACGGCGGCTGACGAGCGACGGGGATTATGAGGTTGATGTTGATGGCCAAAAGTTTTTTGTAGCTGACCTGGCCGAGGAAAGCTATTTCAGGCGGGAGATGGTCACTGAGAGCAAGGTCCACCAGGAGACGCAGATACTATTTTTAACTGGCTTGGCACTGGTGGCAACCCCAGGGGAAAGGACAATGATTACAACTGGCCTTCCGGTAACGCAGCATACCCCTGACGGCAAAGAAGCCCTCACAGGACTTCTTCAAGGGTTGCACACTATGAGTGTTAACGGACAGCGAGGCACCTTTGTGATTGAACGCCTGGGTATAGTGCCGGAAGCCGGCGGAGCATATTGGGATGCGGTCCTGGGGCCAGACGGTCGCCCGAACAATACTTGGCTTGCCAGTCAGCGGGTTCGCGTGGTGGATATCGGCTCTCGGACGGTAAACTACTGCACCGTGGATCAACGCAGGTATCTGGACCGGGACAGCGGGACTCTCCCTTACGGGGTATTGGAACTCTACAATGCCGAGACTGAGCTGGGTGACATAGCGTGTGAGCAATTCGCCCGCCGGATAGTAGCCGATATCAATAAGCGGTGGCTTGAGTATCAACCCAGGCGTGATGCGGTCCTCTTAACTGGGGGTGGCGCTTTATTGCTGGAAAAGTGGCTACGGCCCCATTTCCCGCTTATGCAAATGGCCGATAAGCCTGTTTTTGGCAACGCCCGGGGCTACTGGAAAATGGGGGTGGCGAGGTGGGGCGCAAGATAAAAGCGGTTTATTTCAACTCCAAGACCGAAGCCCCTCTGCTGGACTTTGCTGATGGTCTGGAAAACTTTTCGGAATGGGTTAAGGGTTGCATCCGGCGAGAACTCTGGGCTTTGGAGACCGGCATCGATCCAGCAATTGAGGAACTGGTGGAACGGCTCTTGGAAACAAAGCTGGCCGGCCGAGTAGTTGCCCAGACCGACCAGGACCAGGAAATGGCCGATGAAGATATCTCCAATGATTTAGATGCTTTTTTTTAAGCATGGACTGGCATATTTTCGAGGGTCGCCGCATACGCTGAGAGCGAAAGCTCCAGCGTTGGGGAAAGTGCGGCCCTCATTCCGAGGGCCGTTTTTCTGTCTACCAAAGGAAATATTTTGCGGTAGCGAGGGCTATACCGCCGGCAATAAGGGTATATCCCAGCCAAAGCATTGCAATCACCTCGAGTTTATCATGTCCCGTTCATCGTCGAATTAAACCGCGAAGGAGGGATAGATTATGGTAATCACGGGCTTTTCTATCAATCAAGGTCCCATTCGCGGGGCCTTGGTGAACGGCCTGGTTTTTTCTGCAAATTGGCTGCTTGACGACCGACACGAACTTGACGACCGAGCTATTATGCTGGCCGGCATTTCCATAGGCGACCGGATTATTCGGGCCTTCGATCCACTCATGGATGTAGTAACCAGCGCGGCCTATCCTATTGCCGCCCTCATGATGGCCACAGGGTTCTTGCTGATAGTTATCGGCCAGAGGCACAAGGGACTAGAGATGATGAAGTGGGCGGCGGTTGGATATATAGGTATACAATTTCTGCCATTCTTACTTACCATTCTTCGTGAAGTCGGAAAGGCGATGGTTGCGCCATGAGACTGCTGGAATTTTTATCGCCACAACGTATAAATTTCTTGGTCGTACCAGACCGCCTTCTGACCAATGACGGTGCTGCCGAGATGGTGCGGGCATTCCATTCCCTGTATCAAACACCATTAGAACGACTGAGTATTAAGGGTAATAAGATTCGGATGAATGCAAAGCCGGTCATATCCTGGGAGACATGGTTCAGTTCTAATGGCGTGGAGTATATCTTGGGCGGCCCGGTCGAGACTGCCGCCTTTTTGCAAAGTAAGGCATCCACCTGCTGGCCCAGGAGCACAATCCAGGAAGCAGACGGCAGGCCGGGGTTCGCACCCGAGAAAACGGCCGCCGCTGTCCTCCACCTGGCCGAACACTATTTCATGAGCCTTTTGACCGACCGCCGGACTATGGCTCCAGTGCCTGCGATTTTGGAGGCCGGTAAGCTCATTCAAGATGGCGACCGGGCGGTGATACAAGTGCTCCTGGTCCCGGCAGATAAGGATTGGTATCAAGGCGCGCAGGCTGCCTACGAGAAGTTTCGTGCCGGGACTATGCCGCAAAGATTTGGCTTTGACCTTAAAAGCATTGGTATACAGACTGCCAAAATTGGCGCGAGTATTGGCCTGGAGGCAGCGGCGATCATCACCGAGCTAATAACGGGTGAGGCCACCGAGCCGGAATCCGTCGAAGACTATGACCGCGCCATGGTATTGCGGGAGGGTGGTCTTTCGCAAGCTACCCTACAAAAGGGACGTGAAGATGCCTTTGACCTTACCGTGAGGGTGGCAGTTGAAAGCCAACACGCCAGGCGCCGGGCTATTAGTCTCCGTGCCTTGACCACGGCCATTCGCGCGCTTGATGGGGATAATTCACTTCAAGCAGAAACTGTTAAGCCTAGCGCAATAGTAAAATTCCTCAGGGCAATGGAGATGCAAACGGCGCCGACGTGGAAGGTTAATCCCGATTACGTAACACCGCCGGAGGCTGCACACTTGCTTTATTTGCCAACCGGGCCACTCCAAGTCGAGTTTCCGATGGTTAGAAGTGTAGCCATGCGGGAGCAGGCCCTGACCGACTTACTCACCAAGGGAAAACGGATCGTGATCGGCACAGTCATCCACCGGGGACAGTCTTGGAATGTTGGCTGGCCGGTGCGCGACCACGATGAACTATGCCTGCCCCGGGTGTTCACGGGGGGCATGGGGAGCGGCAAGAGTACAGTCGTAGCAAACTTCGCCCTGGGGGCCCTGAACGCAGGATTTTCAGTTTTTGTCCATGACGTTGCCGATGGCCGTATGTGTGATGAGATCCGAGACGGTTTGCCGACGAGCTTTCCGGAGGACCACATCATTGATCTTGATTTTGGGGACGCCAGCCGCCCCATCCCATTAGATTGGGCAGACACTGCGGCCCGGGCAACCGGGCCTGTGGCAAACCGCCTAGCGGCAGAGCTAGCCGCATTTTTAGAACGGTTCTCAGAGGAAGCCGGCGGGCGGACCCGACGCTGGCTGAAAAAGGCGGCCCAGGCCGTTTACACCAAGTCAGAGGCAACAATGCTGGATAATGCTCTTATGCTGACATCGGCCGCCTTTCGGCAGGAGGTCTTGACGAGTGTCAAGGATCCGATGGTTCGCGAAGCATGGGAAAATTTTGATAAGATGAGCCCCGCCATGCAGAACCAGGTGGGACAGCCGGTTCTCAATCGCCTGGATTATCTCCTGGACGACGAACTGCTTAAAAACCTGTTATGCCAACCGCCTCTGCTGAAGCCAGAAGGGCAGCCGGTTATAGACTTTCGGCGATGGGCAGATGGTGATGCGAGGGGACCCTATTGCATCTTGCTCCGGGTGCCTAAGGCTATCCTTGGGGAAGCGGCCACAGACGCGGTGATGACGTTACTCAATGTCAAAGAATGGCTGGCCATACTTACCAGACAGGATCAGCCTATCAGTTGCCGACGGCCATGCTTTGCCTGCTACGACGAGCCACACCAGTTTCCTAGTATTGCCGGGAGAGCGCGGGAGCAGGTGGTGGAAGGAAGGAAGTGGCGGTTCGGTATGGTTTGGTCGTTTCATTCATGGACGCAAATCGACCGGAGCCTGGCGTCAATTCTGAAGGCCGCCGGACCACATTATCTATTGTTTAGTTCATCGAAGGAAGCATGGCAGGCCATGGGGGAGGAAATTACCCCCTACACCGTGGAGGAAGCTTTGGAGTTGCCACGGTATCACGCTATTGCCCGTATTCATGCCGGTGGTAGTCCGGTGCCTCCGTTTATCATCAATGCGGCGCCCCCTGCGCCGCCGGTGAAAGACAGAGAATACTTACAGGCAGAATGTTCTCGCCGATATGGGCGGCCAGTCGAACAAGTTGAGTCGGCTATTCTAGAACGCGAACGTTACCTTTGGAAGGCTATGGTATAATGAGGGATTTCGCACGAAATAATCACAGGGCGTGGGTAATATGGGGGCGTTGATGGCTTTATTGCTCTTTGTCATCTTATTAACCAATAACCAAATTCGTTCAAATACTCCTCAGGTGGCAATGGGTACCAGATCTGCTACACCCTCTAAGAATGAAGAATCCAATTTTTCTTTTTTCTATATTTACTATTTGAAAGTTAGTAACGTGCTTATATAGACTAATGACGTGCTAATAAATACTAGTAGCACACAAGTACCATGTTATTATCTTGCAAAACAACTGCATAATCGGTTGGGTGGAAGAAAATAAAATGGGCCGATCAAAATAGGAAAATTCAACAGAAATGTTATTGCAATCCTTCGGCCAAATGGACGCTTTGATTATAGAAAATCCTTGTATATCAATGGTTTGGTGATTTATTAGTAGTGCGCTACTAGCATTTATTAGCACGCATTATCATGCTACTTCTTAACCAGAACCATAACCAGAACTATAATATACTTCTTTTCTCTTACGAGAAAAGAAGACGCTGCGCGTCCCGCGGTTACCCTATCCGAATAAAGTATGATGATTAACCCGCTTTGGGTGTATTGTAATCAGCTATGGAAAATCCATAATAAGATATTGACAAGCCATAATGGACATGCTATCCTATTGGTAGAAACCTTCAGGAGGAGATGATTTCATGAGCTGTCCCTGTTGTGACAGCAAGCGTCGGAAGGAAACCTCGGTGATTGGCGTTTATGAATGCCAAAAGTGCGGAGCTATCTTCGGGCAATGCTATCTGGGTGAGAGCTACGAGCTAGTCAAACCCTTTTTCAGCAATGAGAACATACCACCGGAAAGAACGCGCTATTATGATCTGGAGTGCCTCGGAAGTAGTGGTATTGAGCGGCGTCACGGCTGGTTCGATTCCGTAACCGGCCTGACAGTGCAGGTGGGATGATATTGGGGATATTGAATTGGCGGAGGGGATTAGGCGTCCGAGAGAGATCATGCTGGGGAAGAAGGCCGTGCTGTTGGCTAACATAGCCTGGCGTTACTGCCAGAAATGCGGCGCTAAAAAGCCCGCAAGCGGGATGAAATGGTTAAAGAATACCGACGGCAAAAGGAAACAGGTATGCCACAATTGCTATGACGATTGGACTGAAGAAAGGAGGATCAATAGCCCTACTGGAAATAGAGAGTAAATAAATACTCCCAGAGCCCTCTCCCCTTTCTTCTCCCCTACTACCCTTCTATCTAGGAAAGGAGGTGACAAAGTGACGGAACTTAAAATAACTATTAACCGAGTAAAAGAGATCCGGGCCAGGCATGATCTTACACAAGCGGAGTTGGCAGAAAAAGCAGGTGTACATGAAGGAACCATAGCTCTTGTTGAGAAGGGGGCTACTAATCCTAAGCGGGAAACCATGGTCAACATCGTAAAGGCGTTCAATGAGTTAGAACAGCAGAGGCCGGAATTCGATAGGGAAAGCTGGACACTAGATAGGGTCTTTCCCTACGAACGTGGCTAGATTCGGGGAGGGACGGCTTGCCGTGCCTTCTTGAGCAAGTGTTACCCGTTGAAACTAAATTACCAAGGAGGGAATAAGATGCCTGAAGGACAAGACTCCAAAGAATTACAAGTCCTAAAAGAGTATGACCGGCATAAGTACAATATTTTAGTGCCGACCGCTATCGTGCAGCAAATCTCCCCTTTTCACCAGGCTCGGCTGGAAGTAGTGCAGCTATCGCCCAACCCAGAGGACGGAGATGTGTATTATGTTGGGAAGGTGCAAGTGTACCAGCAGGGGGATGACGGAAAGAAAGCAGCGACATGGGTTCCGGCCTATGCTCCGGCCAAGCCGGCCCTAATGAAGATCGCTCACGCAGCTGGAATCGTTTGGAATTGGACCGAGTGCAAGCGGCTGGATGACCATCGGGATGTTGACTACGTAAGCTTTCAAGCCGTAGGAGCCATAAGGAAAACCAACGGCGAATGGGTACCGCTAAAAGCGACCAAAGAAATTGATATCCGTGTGATCGCCGAAGAACTGGAAATCCAATACGAAGAAAAAGTCGACGACTTAATTAGCAATAAAAAGTTACAGCCAGCGGATCGGGATGTATGGATCAAGAAGAACCTACGGAAAGCTGTAGTTCAATGGCGGAAGCATAAGCTACGCAGGTGTGAAACTGGGGCCTACCTGGCCGTTATACGAGCAGCCTTAAGCTTGAAACATGCCTACACCAAGGACGAATTACTACGTCCATTTATTGTTCCAAGAGTGGACTTCGCCCCGGACTACAACGATCCCGAGGTTCGCCGGCTAATCATGACCCAGGGACTTAAAGCTACCGCCGAACTGTTCGGAGGGGCGCCGGCGCTAATGGCCGGGCAAGAGATTCAGTCTACCCAAACGCAAGCATTCAATGTTCCCAATATGCCGTCTGTTAGAGATATACCGGATGTATCCAATGATCCGCCAAGTTCTTTTAATGGTGGGGAAGATACTGATACGGAAGATATTCCAGGCGATATGGGCGACATAGATGATATACCAGTTGATATCCCAGGCATGGATGACTTCTCTGATCCGCCAGACCCTGAAGATTATGGACCAGGGACACTTTCTGATATAGGAGAAGAATCCGGGTTGAAATGCTCTGCTTGCGGAACAAAAATCTCTAGTAAAGTGGCAGAGTACAGCAAAAAGCACCAGGGCCGTTACCTCTGTTTTGACTGCCAAAAGAAAGGGGTGTAATGTATGCGAATAGCTTTCGCGAGCGATCTACATTTCGTCTATACCAACTATGGCAAGGTTGACCAAGGTACAGGTATTCACAGTCGCTATCTTGATTGGCAGAGGACATGGGAGTATGTTGTGGATAGGGTGGTCAAAGAAGGCTGTGATGCTTTGGTAATCGCAGGGGATATCTTCCGCAACAACCGCCCGCACCCGCTCGAAATTTCTTCGTTCGTACAAGGCATTAAAGGATTGTGGGTGACCGGGATACCGGCTGTTATTGTCGCCGGCAATCATGATCAGGACGCCGACGGGAAAAGTCCCGCTTTGGAATTACTTGACGCCTTTGGGGTGCCTTCTTTGCATATTTACACCCGCCCGGGTACTATGGAACTACAGACCCGTACCGGAACATTACAAATAGCGGCGCTCCCCTGGCCTAGCCGGGCGCAGTTACTGGCCAAGACAGAAAAGAACATGTCAGCAGCGGAAATCAATACTCTCTTGGCTGATAAGATGGTGCAGATCATCCGGGCCCTGGGGATGGAAAGGAGACCGGATATGCCGTCTATTTTGGTGGGGCACTTGAGCATGGGCGGCGCCATTACCTCCTCCGAGCAGGTGCTGGCCATGGTCGATGAAGCGCTGGTTCCTATGGCGGCATTCGAGGAAGCCGGGTTTGACGCCGTTTGCCTGGGTCATATCCACAAGGCACAGGTTCTGCGGCCGGCGGCGCCTTGGATAGCTTATGGAGGAAGTCT